TACCAAGCGTAAATCCAAAGAATCTGAGATTACAGAAGCTGATATAGAGCAGGAGTTCTGTAAGTTTGCAGAGAAGAACAAATGTAAAGCTCTAAAGCTAATATACCTCAATAAGAAAGGTTTCCCAGACCGAACAGTGGTGTGTCCTAAAGGTAGATTACTGTTTATTGAGTTTAAACGTCTTGGTAAAAAGCAATCACCTGCTCAAAAGTTAACCCAAAAGTTGTTAGAATCTTTCGGTTTTGAATATTACGTATGTGATAAAATAGGTCAGGCCGAGTCCATATTAAAGGAATTCTTAGAATGGTAAAACAGAAGTGGATTCCACATAATTATCAAAAGACAGCGATATCATTCCTACTGTCTAATCCCAAGTCAGGTTTATTCCTAGATCCTGGTCTTGGTAAGACTTCCACCAGTTTATCCGCTATTAAAATATTACGCAATGCCGATATGATTAAAGGAGTTCTACTGGTAGCTCCGTTACGTGTTATTTATAGTGTTTGGCCTCAGGAGATAGACAAGTGGTCTAACTTTGAAAGTTTGTCTTGTACCATATTACATGATAAAACTAAGAGTACTCTTTGGGGATCCCAAAAGGACATCTACCTAATAAACCCTGAAGCTCTTAAGTGGTTACACACAGAATTACTAATCGGCCTTAAAGATGGGAAGAAGTGCCCGTTTGATACCCTTTGGATTGATGAGAGTACTAAGTTTAAATCTCACGAGTCAAGCCGATTTGGTTATATTTGTGATATGCTACCGTTGTTCAAACGTAGACATATTATGACAGGTACTCCGTCACCTAAGAGTTTGTTAGATTTATGGTCTCAGGTTTATATACTTGACGAAGGTAAAGCTCTCCAACATAACTTCCATCATTTCCGTAACAAGTATTTCCAGGCAAACGACTGGGATAAATATAACTGGGAGATTAAAGACTTCTCAGCTGATCAAATACACGAAGCAGTCGCACCACTGGTATTGGAGATGTCAGCTGATGATTATTTGGATATGCCAGACTTATTATTTAATGATATTCAAACTATATTACCTGACAAGGCTTTTAAACATTATAAGCGAATGGAGAAGGACTTCTTCCTAGAGTTAGACGGTTTAGAAGCTACAGCCGAAGCAACTGCTCAAGCTAGTATGAAATGTCACCAAATAGCCAACGGTAGAGTATATGAGGACATACCTGAGTGTCTTGATGAAGATGAGTTACGTGAATTTAAGAAGAGACGTAAACCAATACAAGTTCATAAATCTAAACTAGAAACTCTTAGAGATTTAGTCGATGAGCTGAATGGTAAACCTCTACTTATAGCATACCATTATAAACATGACTTAGAAGCCATTAAATCAGTCCTGGGAGACGTACCATATATCGGAAGTGGAGTTAACCCAAAACAAACACAAAACCTAGTAGCGGACTGGAACGATGGTAAATTACCGATATTAGTTGGGCATCCAGTGAGTATGGCTCACGGCCTAAACTTACAATCCAGCGGTAATGATATTTGTTGGTTTAGCTTAACTTGGAGTTTAGAGGATTACTTGCAATTCAATGCTCGTATATACAGACAGGGAGTTAAAGGTTCAGTTAGAATCCACCATATTATTGCGAAGGGTACAATAGATGAGGTTATGTTATCCCGTTTGGGTGAACGAGCAAAAGGGCAACATGACCTCAGAACAGCATTAAAGAATTACAGGTTAGGTCTTATCTGACCTAGCAAACACCTTGATAATAAGAGGTTCTAAGTTCTTAATGGTACGTTCACCAAACAAGAACCCCAATACCAACACATTGATTACAATCATTGCTGTTTGTTGCTGTTCGGTGAATGTATAAGTTCCGAAGAACCACTGCATATCCATCCACATAGTTAAGAATCCCCAAGTGGGTCTTTGTAGACCTCTTAAGAATAAAACTATAGTACCAAAGAAGGGTATACCTTTAAGATCAGACGCTGTACCTTCCTGTTCCGCAATACGCTTATCTAGTTGAGCAGCAGCATCAGTTAATACCTTATTAGCTTCTACCTCTTTACGATGTAAAAACTCTTGGATTTTCATCTCTGCTTCGGCTTTCTGTTGTGGAGACATATCAGGTGGGAAGTAAGACATCACTCCCTCCTTAATCTCCTTAAATAGAGAACCACCAACAAAATCTGTAACCTTAGATAAAAACGACATATTAGTCCATCAATTCTACGTGAGGGTAATCCTTAAATGACTTCCAAAGACCTCCCCACTTTAATTTATAACCAAGTATAGATGCAGCTTGTAAAAATGCAGCAGCGACCATTGCAAGATGCTCTGTGTTCCAACTTGCCTTGCCGTTTACAAACGCATAGAAGTCAAGAGCTTTACCGCTTTGATGACGACTCGGCTTCTTATACCCATCACATTTAGACTTACCTGCTACGAACAGCTCATTTTGTCGCTCAGCTGTTCGTTTACCTGCATCAGCAGGATGACCGAAATCAACCACACTGATGCTCAAGGCTAAGTCTGATATTTCAATAAGACGTGGATCTATACCTTCACGTCTTTGTTTTGAACTGTTAGATAATTTAAACATAATAATCCCTGCTACGCTTATAACGTATATTTAAAGTATTCTTACTGACCCGATCGCCACCTATTACAACTCGTGTTGAGGTAGGAAACCATAACCAAATCATTTACAGACTTGGTTACGGTTTAGTGTTAAACATCGTGAGATTGGTATCACATAGATGAAATAATGAAATAAAAAGATATCGTGACCCCCTAAGAAGCCACGGATTATTTCCCACTGTTTTAATAGGATCTTTTGTGTAAATGTTTAAGCACATAAATCACCCGTATTTGTTGTTTTGGTTATAGGTGAATAATGCGGGTTAGATAAATTTAACCCACATATTAATTTGTAATAATCAATTACTTTTTAGTGTCTCTAGCTCCGATTTTAGTTTTTTCATTTCCTCAACCAGGCTAATAGTTATTAGATTCCAGTTAATGCCGTCTGCATTTCCTTCTTTGTCTGTAGTTGCAAAGGCTAAAGAATCCTCAGCAATATAGCTAATACAATCCTTTTCGCCTTTGATTATTTCATCAGTTCGACAATTATGCTCTCCATTTTCATCTGGCTCACCCTTACAGCCACCTTTAATAACCCTGTCTTTATAGTCAAATAAAACAGGAGTTAAATTCAAGACTGAATTGGTGTCAATTTCCGCATTACGCTCATTTTCTTTAAAGCGTCTTGATGAAGTTGAACGAACTAGATGACCGTTTGACAGCACCACAACGTTTGCAGAGCTACCGCTCGTGATATCATAAACGTTAGGGCAGAAAGCAGAGGACCCTGTTATCTTTAAAAGTATCTTGTCGTAATCTTCAGTTGCCCCTGTAACATCTTTACTTAATACACTAAATGAATCAGTGACATCATTAGGATCTAATCCGATAACAGCATGAGAATCTGGTCTTGACTCGAATAATGTGCCGAAGTTGCTTCCACCCGTTAGTGCTGATATGTCATTTCTTGCATAGTAATTAAATATTTGCCAAGTGCTGCCATCGCTGTATTCACACTGTAAGCCTTTATTGTTGTCGACTTTTGTTAGCGCATGTTCGTTGTATAAAGAACCCGCAAATTCATTATTAATATAGTTAGATGCTCTTTCTCCTGCGTAAGCATCACGCAAAAAGTTAATTTTAGACTCTGCAATCTTACCGTCAAAATCAGTAAAACCACCAGCACCATCATCAACCTTAGTGAGATAGTATGCTCCTGATGCTTTGTGGTAGTTATTTTTAAATGAGACATATATATTATTTTCAACACCCATCAAAGCTAGAGCTTCTATTTCTTGTCCTAGGTTACGTTCTCGTTCAATAACCCCGAAGCACCGTTGTTGCGCTTCCTTAGTCGTGCCTTTTATGTGATATATAAAATCAGAAGTACAGGTTTCATAGTAAGTGTCTGATATGTGGAAATTATACACACCTTCCAAGACCCACGGTCTTTGTGCGCAGTTCTGAATAACATTCTGCTCTGCATTAAATAGTACAGCCAGTTCAACGCGGACAACTATTCCACCTGTAGGTACATTTGATATTCTATTTTTAAAGAATCGGTTAGCGTTAGTCTCTTCTATGTATGGAATTAATGTCCCTAATGTTTGATATGCTATATAGTTTGGATTTAAAGTCTCGCCACTTATGACTGGTATACAAAACTTGTTAAACTCTACATTAGACGTTAAAAGCTTGTTATTAATTCCCGACTTCAAGGCCCAGCTAAACGTGCAGCCTCTAACATCTAAATTAGGGTAATAGCAATCACCTGTGATATCTTCGTCTAAAAATGATGCTGTAACATCACCACCAAACGCTATATTTTCATATGTCATATTGTTCAGTTCAAAAAACGCTGTTTTATCAACTGCGTTATCTATCCCGTTAATTGACACCCCCACCCCTAACTTAATTGTAGTTTTCAGTGATTTTGGAGATAACCCTTTTACAACAGTCCCTTCATACGGATGACAAATTTCATCAATAAACATCTCATCAACATCTAGAATTATAGGTAAACCCGAATCTAGCATGGCTTGGTAGGCAGTAGAACTATCAACAATCAGGCTGTCAACAACCCCCCATTCAGAAGCAAGCGCAATCCCTGCAACATTAGGCGGCAATAGTTTGTATGTAGAAACATTTGTGTTTAACGTATCACCAACAACACTAACAATCGTTTCACCTATTGCATCAACAGGGACAGAGTAAGTTTTTTGCTGTGATGCGGAGTAAATATAAGCAGGGATCGGCGTTACGGTATCCGTGCTGTAAATAACCTGCGAGTCTTTAACATTTAGGTTACGAGCGATTGCAGCTATTTCATAACTAACCCATTTAGTGATATTGTTTAGAGGATTTTCACCAGAATCTTCTGATAAACACTTATAAACATTACCATCGCTACCTTTAACTAACGCATCTACAGGATATGTAGTGTTCGTATCCCACAAATTAATACCTTGTTCATTATTATGAGCTAGACCTTGGGTGAACCACTTTTGTAAAAAATTAAAGTGTTCAAATGGAGGGACTTCAGCTTGCCATCCAGCTAACACCTTACCTGGAGTTGTTATATCTGGATCTACTACGTTTCCTGGGGGAGCTCCGTTAGCCCACACACGAGTTAAATCTGGTTTTTGAGTTGCCATTATTGATCTCCGTTATAATATTAAATTGCCGAGCTTTCCGCCCTGATTAGGATTACTTAGAGAACCAAGTCCGAGACTATTCGGCAAGCCTTGGAACCCGAAGAAATTATTACTATCAAATTCTGTAACATAACTAGCTTGAACACTAGCTGTTTTTGGAACAATATTAGTATTTATGAGTATAGACTTTTCGTTAAGTCCTAACTTCCTACCTATACTAATTTCGTACTTTGTATCACCGTCAACAAATAGCACCAGTGGCGAATTAAATATATATCGGATTTGAGATATTATATCCTCTGGTGTAGATGAAGTCCTGTTTCTAGATATACTAGCTTTTATGAATAATCTATATTCGTCGTCACTTAGCTGTCTTATACCAGTAGTTACTTCGTCTACGAATTTAAATCTACCTCCAATGGAAGTATCTACGACTGAACCAAAAGACTGAGCTTGAAAGTTATCAAAGAAGCCGAAATAATCAAATATTTCAGCATCTATAAACTCTCTAGATTGACCAACTATAGACCCTAATATATCTAGGTTAACCCCCTCAGCCGTATCTATCCACCTTTTTTCCAATAAATCGCAAAATACTTCTTCTAGATTATTAGCCTCTAGTAGAAGAGCTTTTATATAATTAATAAGATTAGTTGACTCTTTAAACTGAGTAGCTAATCTACTTATAGCAAGAGACTTATGATCTATAGAAGTCATTATGAATTTACCACTATATTAGTAATTAGAAAGTTAGATGTTTCAGTAGCCGAAATAGGAATATTAACTGTCCCAGTTGGACTAGGTGTTAATCCTATTCTAAGTGCATCTATCTCGTGACCTTGTACATAGTTAACAGGTGTATATAATCTAGTATAAATCACATCGTCTGATAGACCGAATTCTCTACCTGCAACTAGATCGCCATTAGCGTAGTCTACAATAGCTTGTTTAATTAAATCATCACCGTTCGCTGGATATTCAGGAAAAACAGTCAAGTCAACCTCAACATAAATATCCACTGTTGTAGGTCTAGAGAAAGATATATTATGTGGTATACCTTGACTATCTAATATTTGAGTCGTAGTGGATCCAAAACTAAGAATCCCAGCAGGTTTCTTCAACCAAATAACATCGGCTATTTCTTCGTCAACTCCACCAACTACAATAACCTGAAAAGAATGAGGAGGTAGACCGTTGGAGTCAGTCACGTCAGTGTCGTTTTCCAATACTACAGTTTGAGTGACTCCAGGAACGTTAGCAACTGCTGCAAATATGGCGTCAATAATAGCCTGAGCATCTCTAGCTACTGAACGTTCACGACGAGCACGTAACTCAATATCAGTCTCTTCATTAGTACCTAATTGTGCATCATCTAAATTGGTAACTGAAGCCCAACCTGTAATAGGAGTGTCTATTTCGGTAATACTACCAGACAGAGCTGATATAGGACCTATCTCAAGAGCATTAGCAAATACAGAACCATTACCAGCTCCGTCTAATGTTATTTGAACTTCAGTTGAAAATTGATCATTTGTATCACTAGTGCTTACTAAACTGCCAATTGGAATTATAGTTCCCGCTGTACCAGTCAGTGATAATTGAGCCCTAGAAGGAGTCGATGGTAATCTAGTTATGCCATTCAACTGAACTAAGTTTGAAAGGGTAACTCCTGTCGCAGCAGAAGGGTTAAACGCATTGTAAGACTCCTCCGCAATTTCCCATAGGTTTGCATTAGATTCAGAAATAGTGCCGTTAATTTGTCCGTCTGGGGACTCTGGCGACACATTAAAATTATCACCGAATATAGACTTAACTTCGCTATTTAATTCTTCTAAAAGTTGATCAAGACGTTTACGTTTGAACCCTTCAGATGATATACCATAATCAGACATTGATTGTTACCTTCTCATTATTTATAACGCCATAAGTTGTCTCAGCTGAGAAAGAAACATTTAATCTTCTTACTGAACCTCCCTCGTAATCCATGGAAAACTCAGTTAGTGTTAGAACCTCAGGCGTGTTAAGTATTCTAGACTTAAAAATCGATTCAATATTAGCTAAGTTCGCAGGTTTTGTAAATATCTGTTGGAAGTAAGGAGTACCAGCATCTAAATCTAAAAACCACTCCTCTAGATAAAATTGAAGACGAGTACGAACATGTTGTGTAGTTTCAGCTCCGTCCTCTACTAATTTCAAATTACCTTTAGGTGCAACAACTAAGTCGTTATTTGAATCTAAAGCTCTACCTATCATGATGGGTCTCCTGAGTTTCCTGTTACTGGAGTTGATCCAGCTGTGTAAGTTCCTGGTAAATGTTTATGTCCTGACATCTCTTTACCAGCTACAGATAAACTTGACGAAGCAGATACCGACGTAGATGTAACAGTAGGAACATTAGCAGTTGGTCCAGCCACAACACCAGTGAAAGTAATATTACCATTTACCGTGACGTTACCGTTAAAAGTGCTCTCAGGACAATTGACCTCTGCCGTTGAGGTTGCGTCTACCTTTATATTTTTACAACTGATATTGACGTCTTTGGTAATAGTTGCATTCATATTACCTTCAGCAGCGATATCTAAATCTGAATTTTCTTTCAGTTTAATAGATACAGTACCGTCATCCTTTTTAATCTCAGTGTTAGTAGGATCGTAATTAGGAATTTTATTAGGTAATGAAGAGAGACCAACAAAAGCAGTAGCGTCACTTAATGAATGGAAGCGTCTAGCTCCAGGTTTCTTAACCTTACCTGTTTCATGCCAATTATCTATGGATCTCTCACAAAAGTTAAGTAAGCATTCATCTCCCTTTTTCACTGGGAATGTTAATGAGAACCCACCGCCTCTTGGAAATATAATAGGTACCTCAATAAGAATAGGTAGATCGCTAGGAGTTAGTATTTCGGTATCACCATCTCTAGTTACAAATATTCTTCTTATCGCAGGTTGTATAGAGGCTAATTGAGTTTCAGCATCGAAGCTTTCTATAATTCCTGGCATGGAAGTATGCAAGTCTTTTAATTTTGACTCTACTCCCTGTTTAATATTAGATGCTAATGTTGATAATCCTGGAGTTTTATCAGACATTTATTAATCTCCCTTTAGCAGCAGAAGTCCACTCACCTTCACGAGAATCACCTCTAAACGTAACCTCTTGTATTTTGTAAGTACCTTCAGCTGATGTTCGTTTTACATTCCTGAAGAATAGATTACCTAGTTGAATATCAGCATTAACAGATTCTATTTTGAATGCCTTATTAGGTAGTATTCTAGGATTTAATAAAGTAGTTACGTCAGCACCGACTTCAGTTATAGTTGGAGATCCTATCATACCAGTTGCAGAATTAACCAGCACAGCTTCGTCTCCTTCCAATGGGCTTTCTACAGGAGTTATAATAACTTCGCCATCTTGAATATTCCAGTCAAAGCCGTACTCATCTGCAAACCCATCAAGTATATCCTTTGAGGATCCAGATAAGGTCTGTCCACGTAGTTTATCAGCTACCTGAGGCAAACCATTAATAACTCCAGTTGTAACTTCCTTAAACGATTTTAGGACTTCTTCAATAGCCGAGCTGATAGTTACATTTTCGGTGAAGGTTTTATTGAAGGTTGCATTCTGCCAATCTCTTTCTCCGTCACCTGCATAAATAGTAACTACTCTATCCGTACCACCTTTAGACTGGAATACGTTACGAATCTCACCTTTGAACAATAATCGTAAATCACCTTCGTAACCTGCATTTAATACGATCTTAGTATATTTCTTTTGTAAAGCAGATAAGGTATCGTCGTTAGGATTATATATGGTTAATTTACATAAATTAGGGAAACTGAGAATACTCTTAGTAATCTCAAAATTAACTCTTAACTGTTTAATTATACGAGACTCACCGTCAGTAGGGATGATAGTTAGGTCGTATACTCTTTTATACTGTCTAGCCACCACTCACCTCTTCTTCAGTAAGTATAAACAATTTAGCTACAGTACCTAAGTTAGTTTTAGTTGGATCCTGATTAGTGTTATCTAGATTCACAATATAAGCGTTCTCAATTGGAATATTATATTGATTTAGAATATCAACTCCACCTAATAAAGAAACACCAACCGCAATATCCACTCCTGATTGGGAAAAGGATATAGACCAAACTACTGTTCGTGAATTCAATATAACTCTACAGTCATAAGTGTTCCCATTTAATGTTATTGAGAACAACTGCTCAGGACTGGAATTTAAAGGTATTTCAATCATTATCCACCTACCCAACTCGTAATAGATTTAAGAGCCGATTTGTTCGTCGTCTCACTTGGCGTAACTGGTTCCTGACGACCTTTCTTTTCCGCTGACGTAGCTTGTTCACGGGTAGATCCTTCTTGTAATTGTTCAGGAGTTAACTTAACAATCTGAGATTCAGTTATCAGCACTTCTTCTAAACCAATGTTCATTAAGACTATACGGGAAGTATTCTTATCTTGGGTAACTGATAAAGAAGTAATTACCATATCCTGATATAATTTTAATTTAGTTTGTACTTCTATTGGTTCACGTTCTTCCATCAACTGAACCATTGCGTTATAAGCCGCATTACTACGAGTGATATTAGTTATTGTAGATGTACCAAACAAACCAGTTACCAAATCTACAATCTGACCGAATGCTGCTGTACCTAGAGGAGTATCACTAACCTGAGCTACGATACTTATTTTCTTAGGTTCTACTATCGCATGGTCTGTAATATCAGCACCTAACTCAACTGGATTCTTAGTAAGTCTTACTTGGTTATTGTGAGTCTCACTTATAACAGCATCTAACTCTATACCACCAATTGATTTCTTGGTTCTTATAAATAAATTTTCAAAAGCCATTAGTAATCCACCGCTGTATTTAGATCCTGAGAAGTCTGCTGGAATATATTAAATACTTCGTCAGCTACTGCTTTAGGATCTCCTGAACCATCAATCTTAATCTCAATTTTATCAACTGAGGTAGAAGAACTATTAGAAGTACTATTACCACCTAACTCAGGAATAGTTTGAGGTTCATCTGAGCCGAATGGATTAAGACTGCTGAAGAAATCACCAGTTGAATCTATGACTCCATCCACTGATAAATTCTTTATCGAATCTATAGCATTAGTAAATGATTCTGGTAATTTAAAATTCTTGACCGCATCGATAATTTGGAATATGGTATCCCATACCTCATTAGCTATCTTACCAAGGAATTTAAATGCGTCAACCACTGCATATATTACTTCACCTAGTATTGGGAACTGTTCAACTAAATCCCCAATGAAACTATCACCTCCGTTTATGAAGGTCATTATCTCATCTATCAGCAAACCGACTGCAACAATAGCCGCTGCAATTAGAGCGGGGATTAACATTGCCGAAGCATTAGCAATCATGGTTGCAGCTGAGAATGCTTTCATCACCGCTATAAGACTCATAACATGACTAACTAATCTCATAGCTATCCATGCTCCTGCCGCTATTGTTAACAGTTTAATAGCGAAGGTTGCTTTCTCAATCCAATCTGGTAAATTCTGCTCAATAATAGAACGATTGGTTTTCCACCAATCTATAAACATGTCGTTAGTTTCTTTGAGCATAGGTACTAAACTACGAGCTAATACTCTAGATACCTGTTTTACTATTTTCCATATATTAGTTAATCCATCCTGGAACTCAGCCGCTGCCGCTGCATCTTCAGCTGTTGTCACACCTAAAGCCCTAGCTTCATCGGTTAATTCCCGAATCGCAGCTGGTCCTTGTTGTAACAATCGGATAGAATCAGACAGACCTAACTTATCAGCTAGGTCTATTTGTTGGGATTTGTTTAAACCTTGGAATCTCTGAGAGACCTCCAGCATTAAATCGCTGGACTTTTTGAGCTTACCTCTGGAATCAGTCGCAGATATACCAAGTAAACCAAACGCCTCAATACCGCTACCGACCCCTCTAGCAGCTTCAGCAGCACGAATAGACAAACTCCTAAGGGAACTTGTCATACCGTCTGCTGATCCTCCTGAACGCTCTAAGGCGAATTGTAAAGCGTCAATATTCTCAACGCTATCACCAATTTCGTCAGCTAGTTTACCTTGTTCATCAGAAGCTCGTGTTGAGGCTACAGCAAGACCAGTAATAGCAGCCGCACCAACAACCGCCATTCTTGCTAGATTCTTGATGACTCCAGTTGTCTTGGATACGTCTTCTTTGAACTCGTTCATCTCTTTAGGATCGTATTCAAATCCCAATCCGACTAGTAGTTCATCAATTAAAGCCATTTAGTTCTTACCCTTTGGTTTAGGAGCTAGACTTATCTTCAAATCTAGCAACTCATTCATAAGCATTACATCCTCTATAGAATAAGTCCCATCTTGTAACTCTTTTAGAGTACACATTGGTGGATCCACTAACATAGGTCTATGTAGGAATGAATCCACGTTTGGGAACTTTTTACTATCTATAGGCTTTGATTCATTTTGGCCAGAAAGCGGTCTGCCAACTGGCCTTTGAATAAATTTGAGTAGTTAACCTGTAATACGAATACGAAGACCTTATAGACCTCCAGTAATTCGTCCCCTGAGAACAACTCGTTAAAAGAACTATCGGTAATACGTCTACCGTCACAAGCAACACCGACTACACAACTCTTCATTAGAGCTACGAGTTCTTCTGGTGAATTACTTTGGAATAAGACAGAAAGACCTTCAGATAAAGCCAGAGCCTCATCTTGTTCGGTTACTTTCTTACCTTTGGTAGACTGAGGAGAGTTCCCCATTAAAGTAGCTAACGAAGCTCCAAACGCTTTAGCTAAGCGGAACTTCGTTAACATAGATTTGTCTGCAGGCCACTGAGTAACACTGTACTCGTGATCGCCAATTTGTTTTGTTTCTGTTTTACAAGCCATTATAAACTCCGGTCTAGTTTATTCCGGTCTAAATAAATTCCGAGGAAGGTTATCTTTACTAGACCGGAATCATAAAGATAAATAAACCCTTCCTCGGAAAACTTTTTAACCACCGTGAAGTAAGTCTAAACGCTCCACTGTGATCATCCATTCCTGACCATTCGCATTAGTACCACGAGTCATTGATGCAGGACGGTTAATATAACCCTGAGTACCAGAACCTAAGTCCAGTCCACGAGTGTCTTTGAATTGCATAAAGATTGGAATGAACGCTCCATTCTCTTGTGCATTAACTAACCCCGATAAATAGGTATTAGAGTCAGAAGACTGCATAAGTCTAAAAGTACAAGTACCTGAACGGTCTGCACTAATAGACACTGTCATCTCACCATCTGTACCAATCTTGTGAGCAGCTGAATCATTCAACCGCTCGAGAGCGATTACATCATCACCCTCGTCGAAGCCGCTGATCTCTACGCCATTCACAAGCAATAGGGTATCTAGAAAGCTATATTCTTTCATTTAAGTTCTCCTTATCGCTCGAAAATACCATTGATCTGGACACTATGAATAGCACCAGCACCTAAAACCGTAAAGCTCAAACCAGGATAATGACGAGCTTCTTTGTCAGATTGGTTGATATCTTCAACCGCAATAACTGTCGTCTTATAACCGTTTGGTAAGAACTCACCATCAATTGTCTCACCTGGAGCAATAAGACCGTTATTAACGGCTTCGTCCAATGCTGAGATAACTTGTTGCTCAATCGCTGCCACACCTTTATTGGTATATGGAACTTTAGTAGTACGAGTTAATAAGTAACCGAATACATTAGTTTCTACCGCATTTTGTAACCAGTCAATACCATGTACTTCATCAAAGAATACACCGCTTGCCATCCACGATTCAGCGTACATATCACTTGAACCAACTTCAATTAGAGCATTGGCAAACTTACTATCCAATGTTGCTTTTTGAGATTGAGTTAATTGTTCAACTGTGATTGTTGGCATCTGTTTGAACTTCAGTGTAATCGTACTGTTTGTTTGACTGAAATTAACAGTAAACGCACGACCAAGAACAGAAGCTGAAGGATACTGGTTAGGATAAGAACTAAACGTGGTAATAGTACGACGTAAATTCTTAGCCGATAACACAGAAGCTATATCGTTAGTTGTTACGCTATCAAGGACATCTAAATCATTAGTGGTATTCGCAAACACCTTAACTCGTGCTTCACACCAATCAGCAGCAGCTTCTACAGCGTCTTCAGTATTAACTACAAAACCATCTCGTACTTCCTTGGTGAACATAAGTCCATACCAGTCGGTATCAATTTCCTGAATAGCGTTAAGAGAAGCAGTGATTGTTTCTGCATCGATACCACCAGTTTTAGTTCCTTCACCTTGTTTCATTTGCAACAAAGAAGAAACGTCAGTGCCGCTTGCAGGATCTACAGCTCGTAAAAAGCTAATTGCAGATGATGCACCAGTTGTACCTGAATTAATGAAGAAGCGACCAGATGTTTCGTCACCTTCATAAATACAAGTCGCAGCAGTGTAACCACCAGTCGCTACAGCCTGTAAAGCTGTTTGGATTGTAGCTGCAATCTGATCACCGTCGGTATCACTGGTGAAATCTAAAGTGGTAATGTCTTCATTAACACCGTCAATCGTTACAGCAAAAGAACCATCCGAAATAGCAATAAGCGAAGCCAAATCAGCAGCTAGTACAGAACCGCCTCTTAATTGTGCCGCTTGTGCCGTTGGGTAACGAGTTGATACTTTTAAAGCCGTTGGTTTAGGTTGTTGGCTAAAATAAGCCGTAGCCGCACCAACTACTTCAGAATCAGCAGACCAATCGGCTGTTACTCCGTCTAAGTTTTGATAAGAGCGAATTCGTTCAGCAATGCCAATAACACCCGTTTCCGCAGTAACGATGTTAAGAGTGCCGAACCCTGCTCTCGCTGGGAATGGAGCACCAATGGCGATGCTGACATTAACCACGCTAGAAACTGGGATTGTCATGTTATTGCACCTCTATATTGAAGTTGTATGTTAAACCACGAGCTTGGAACTCACCACTGATATCTACAGAACCTATAGATTCAATTAAATCAGCATCCGTACCCACAGCGCTCAGAAATATATCAAACTGAGCTCTTTCTTCCCATCCGTTTTCTAAGGATTCAGAAATCTCCCTAACCTCAGAACGTCTTGTTAAGCCTAAACCAGCTTGACGGAATAAACTCTGTATAGATTCACGAGTCATTCCTTGATGCACCTTCCTGGCATTGTCTACTGAATTGTTACGATAAAATCCGATAGACATCATTATTTGCCGCATACCTTTAGAAGTTACATCTAGCTTGGAATCTATATCACGATTCTCATATTGGAATTGTTCCCAACCGAGTCCCGTATCGCTAACAAAATCAACATCACCATAATCACCCGTAGGTCTAGGAGCATCTTTTTGCTTAGCCTTAATTGTGTAACCTTGAGAACTTAAAAGCAAGTCTGTCGTGTCACGCAATAGTTTATTAATTGTTTCCTCTAGTATCATTGGTCTCTTGCTCCAAAGGAAGTAGTATGTCCGTAGGAATCCCAGTCACCTGCCGATATAATTTTATAATTGAAACCTTTATATCTAACTAGGTCAGCGATAAGCCCATCTCTATCACTAGCGGTACGAACAGGCTTTTTAGATATGAACTTGCGTATATCTTTATTACGCTCACCTTCTGGTAAGTTCTGTAATTCTTCTGGTGTTGGTTGTTGAACACTACATACCGTTTTGAAAGTCGATTGACCTCCCTTTTGATATATACCATCTACATAACCACCGCCTGATGTACGTATTACAGTTACTATCTCAGATGTGTCTGTGTCTAGTGCTTCGGATACATTAACTGGCATTAGTCTTCAACCTCAAAAGTTATAGATTGACGTAAGTGACCAGTATCAACAAGAGGATTACCCTCTCTGTATTTTAATTCTGGTTCTTTTATATCGGTTATCTTTTCTCTAACATCGGTTTGAACTTGCAAACCGATAAGACCAAGAGCTTGTTTCTTGGTTATTTGACCTTTGATAATACGTATGGATAACTTCTTAAACATGTCTTTATAAGGACGTTTGTTAGATTCTACAGTGGATCTTAAGAAGCTACGTTGAGGGATATTTTTAGAAGGGCTACCAAACTCATGAACAGTACCAACCATTATAACCGAAGTTCCGTCAGGGTAATCGTTACTACCTTTAGGAAGACCAACTTTAACCAAGTTCGGACCTTTCAAAGACTTAGCTAATTTTTCTATTTCCTTAGCCGCTTTTCTTGGTGATTTGATTACTTTGGTCTTAGACTTCATAAACAGTTAGCCACAAGAACACCTACGAAACAGGTATTACGAATAATTAAGAATTGTTGACCATAAGAAGTACCCATATAGAAGTCATCCATATCAGAACGATCTTTAGCTACCACTGCACGACTAACTGAAACACCACCTGCACTCTTAGAAGAAACTGGTCCAGCTTTAACAGAACTATCTCCTGCTTCAGCTCCAGTGCCAATAGTAAGAAGATGAGCCGCTAAATAACATTGAGCATAATTATATTTATTACACCAACGACCTTCATCAGTTCCCATATAAGCGTTAGCAGAGTCATCTAGGAATAATTGAATACGTACATCAGAATATTCTACATCATCTGCAAACTCTGGGAAACGTATTCTGAATTCTTCTACTGTACAAGCCATATTAACCTCTGGTAATTTTATATATTAGTACAGCACCTATAATACCTACTAACCATTTTAGGACTTCTTTACTTACATCCTTTTGACCTTTATTTACATCTTTGTTAGCTTCAAGATCGTCTATCTTTTTCTTAAGAGTACCAACATCGTCTTGAACATTAGTTATTAGGCGTTCTACAGAGGACTTATCTCCAAAATTAGCTTGCCACAACTCAGATTCCCTAATACGAGTATCATGGTTATCGAGTCTACTACCGTATCTAGATAGAGCTTGGTCGTGACTATTTACACGCTCTTCAAGCCTAACTACTTCTGATAGTTGTGATTCAATTCCCGATAATCTATCGCTTATGGTATCTAGAGTTTTCCATAACCTAGTTTCGGATAATTCGTTCACATTTTCTAATCCTCTGAGTTTATTCATAAAAACTAATAAGGTCCATTATTGTTCTTTTAAATAGATTACTCGTAAATAACCTATTTAAAAGAACCTCAGCCGAAACTGAGATTCTTAGTTCTACTTCTTAACAGGTTTAGGAGTAGGAGTCGATTTAGACTTAGCTTTGGTATCAGGATCTTGTTCTAACTCAAGATCGTCAACTTTATCACCAAATTCCAAATGACCTTTCTTCTGTAGCTCAGCTACGTAAGGATCTACCGTTTTACCGTCTTTAGATACAAAGGCTTCCCAATGAGCGTCTTCAACTACGTTGAACCCAGGAGCAACTCGTACCGTAACACGATTACCAGTTTTAGCAAGACACTTCAGGTTGAACTGACGTGCTGTTTTATTTACGATTCCGGCCATGATCTTAAATCCCCGTTGCAATAGCTAGTGAAAGAGGATAGTAGATGTTTAGACCTGCTAAACGGCTACGTCCAGGAACTACGAACTCAAGGTTCTTCTGTTGAACAGGAAGCATTTCCAATTCTACAGGGATCTCAAGCTGAAGCTTATCTGGGTTACGGTCATAAGCGACCATAGCATCCGCAGAAAGTTCAGGGTTATTTGCAGCAGCACATTCGTTAACAGGGATGATATCGTCAATGCTAGTTAGGTAAGGACTATTAGCCGCTACATACTGAGCAATGGTTGTATCGCTGTTAGACGCACGAGGAGTAGACATGATGTAAGACCATTGAGCAGCAGGTAACAATAAAGTATTACCTTGTTCAACCATCTTAGTAGTCTCGAAAATATCAGCGAACAAGTCGTTAATATCGAACAAGATCTCATCAGGTGATTTGTTTACCCAAGCTGTACCAGAACCAGGATTCACTACAGCACCAGTTGGAATATTAGGATTACTAAATAGACCAGGAAGACCACTGGTAGCATCACCGAAGAACGCTACATCGTTAACAACTTGCTCATTAGAACGACGAGCAGCATTAGCACGACGTTGGTCAAGAGAAGAACCAGTTAACTGTGAAGATTGAATTTCGTCAAGGTTGTAACCGTAAGAGATACCAACCGAACGAACCGGAATAGTTGTCTCTTTACCTGCTACATCAGCACGAGGCAAATCATCAGCATAAGCGTTAATGATTTTAGCTGCACCAGCTTGGTCGTAAGTACGATATGTGATAGAGGTAACACCTGGACCACCTTCGTTAGACACTGGGAACAACATACGAGCTTTGAGTTCAGCATAACGAACATCGTAGCTACGAGCTTTAATATGCTCTAATTGACGTTGGAAAAAGAAAGCACCATCAGCGTCCATAATACCATTGCCGATAGCAGATGAGATAGCACCATCAATTGTGATAGTTTTACCTTGGTCTACTACAGTGGCAAAAGCACCGTCGAACTGCATAGTGGAACCGTTACGAAGTTTAAATTGTTTCATTATTCAGTCCTCCTTATGAACCAGCAGTAGTGTTAAGGCTGTTCAAACGGATCACAGCAAGCTCGCCAGCAGCAGCTACAGTATCCCATTGAGCACCATCAAGAGTAGTTTCACCTACTCCAGCTGCACCAGAATCGATAACGCCAGTAGCGTCAGTGTATTTAACAGCATCACCTGGATTACAACCAGTTGGACATACAGCCCAGATGTAACCGTCACGAATAATACCAGCGGCTTCTTTTTCGTTCCACTTAATAGCTCCGGTGTTTGCTGCACCTTCTTTATCCAGTGAACGAATAGTAATACCAGTAAAAGCAGTACCACCTGCAACGATTTGACGTTCTAGGTTAGTACCACGGCTTACAGCGACACCAAAGCCGATACCAGCTACAGTCTCAACGTCACGAGAAACGATATCGTGAGGAGCTTGAGCGTATACCAAACCTGCATAGGCTTTAGGTTGCTTAATTGAATAGGAAGTTTGGGCGCTCATTATTTAGCTCCTTTGGTTTTCCAAGCATTTTGACTATCAGCCATCATCTTTTCACGAGCGATGACGTCAGCCGAACGAGTGTCTTCAACTTTCTTGCTTTTGTCATTTACTTGTTGAGTAAACGCATCGTCAAGTTGTTGCTGACTGTTAGATTCAACAGACTCAACCAACATATCAAAGCGAGCTTTAATATAGTCTGTTGAAACAGAGTCCATTTGAATATTTTGGCATTTAGCAGCAACCACTTCACGACGAAGAGTATCTGCATCTTTACCTTGCCATTCCATTTCAGGAGCTACTTTAAGGATCGAATCAACCAGAGCTGTTCTATCAGCGACTAGCTTGTCCAAAGTATCGGCAGTTGGGATTTTGGAATTAGCGTCGTCAAGTTTAGCTTTCAAAGAATCTTCGGTTTTCTTGGCTTCTTTAGCCTCTTCTTCCATTTCATCTTCTTTAGCTTTAACTTCTTCAGCTTTCATTTGGGTTTCTTTTTCAGCGTCAATCAGACTAGCTTGCAGTTTACCAACTGCTTGAGCAGCCTGATCAGACACCTCAAAATCTACCCCATCAATGGTGATTTTAGCCATAGTGACTGTATCTCCTAAGTTGGGTAAGTTGTCGGCCACTCTGCAAGCAGGTCCAGCGCGACCACGTTCTACGATGGCAATGTGATTGCCCTTAATGTTTCTCTGGACAGCGTCGTATTGCTCACCGTCCGGAGTAACTCCTGGAGTCCAATCGATATCAGCCGTGTAACCATTAGATAGTTCGCATTTACCGCTCTCTATGTTTTTAATGGCTTCTTCGTCTGTTACGTTTAGGACTGTTTTTGCGAACATACCATCCCGAGTTACTTCAGGTCCAGAGAACCCAACGCCATATTGACGTGAGTTCTTAGTATTGACTAACTCAGGAGGGTGATTGTTTGTAACTGGTTTACTAGCGAAAGAAGTAAGCGACTCATCTGAGAACACTTCCTCCTCTGGTCGGTAAACTCTAATGATATCCTGTGGATCTCTATCACTAAGACCCATCTCGATAGCTAGGTATTCTTGAATACCAGTGCGAGAAATACGAGCTGGAACCTTAAGAAAGCCCTCGTCAGTATATTCACGTTCTGTTGTAATATTCAGTCTATCTGCTAAAAACATTTAAGGATCCTTATGGTTTGAATCAATATTAAATCATGTTCTCAATAAAAACAAATTTATAATTAGACTTTAAATTATCTT